AACACGTAAAAGAAATACCATATATTTATTATATGTCATATAGAGGTCCGGATAATCCATATTTTAATGTTGTTGAGGAAGATAGAGATGATAAAATACTGCGAGATTTGCAACCAGAATTTGACATAGAAGATGCTCCAATACTTCTTGCTATAGATAAGTGCAAGGATTTGTATGAAACCCCTACAATGAGATCTTATGACGCTATTAAAACAATGCTAGACAATTTAAACACATATCTTAAAACAACTGAAATAACAGATGGTAGAGAAGGTAATGTTGGAACTATGTTAAGAGTTGGAAAAGAATTTAAAAGTTTAAGAGAATCATTTAAAGGAGTCTTAGAGGATGTGCAAGAAGAAAATAAAGTACAAGCAAGAGGGAAAACAAAGCTTCCTTATGATTTACGATGATTAAACATAACCCAAAAAAAATTGGAGAGGTATATGAAAATATACCTACTTGGGACAATGGTGTTTGGAAATTAACATCATTTAAAACAAGAAAAGAGTTCTGGAAATTATTAGAAACGGATTATTTAAAAGAACCTGGAGAGTATGACTTTGATGACACAGTAAAGATATTTAATAGTGAAGCTATTAAATGGAATGCTGATGGTTATTATTGCGATCATATTGATGGAACTTTGGATTATGAGGATTACTGGGATGATCAAAAACTTAAATCTCGTAAAGGAATATTTGTATGGTCTGGAGACAAAAAATGGTACTTACCAAAAGAATATTATTTTTGGATTAATTTCCTTCCTATAATTGAAAAAATAACAAAAAAACGCCAGTTTCCTGATATTTGGGATACTCAATTATGGATGGCTTTATATGAATGGATTGGAGAGTTAAGATTTGAACATGGAGTTGTTTTAAAGAAAAGACAGTTTGGTTCATCGTTTTACCATGTTGCAAAACTTATATGTTGCATGTGGTTTGAAGATTCTCCTGTATTAAAAATAGGTGCATCTTTAGATGCATATTTAGTAGGAGTTGATGGATCCTGGAAATTTGCTCAGATGTATAGAAGTTTCTTAAATAAAGAAACCGCTTGGACTAGAGAGATGAATCCAGGAGGTGTTGGACAATGGCAACAAAGTGTTGAAGTTAATGAAGGTGGTAGAAAATGGGATGCTGGTTTAATGGGAACATTAAGAGCTGTATCCTTTCAACAATCAGATACAGCAGGAGTAGGAGGTTTAACATCTTACTTTTTTTATGAAGAGGCTGGTATTGCTAAATCAATGGATAAAACATTTGAGTTCCTTCAACCTGCAATGCAGGCTGGAGATATTACAACAGGATACTTTGTGGCTGCAGGAACTGTTGGTGACTTAGATCAATGTAAACCCTTGAGAACATTTGTGTATAAAGCTAAAGCTAATGGATTTTATACTATACGTAATAAATGGGTTAATTCTAAAGGTTCTGTTCAAGAGACAGGATTATTTATACCCGAACAATATTCCATGCCTCCTTTTATTGATCAGTATGGCAACAGTATGGTAGAAGAAGCTATAGCAAGACTTACTGAATTATATGCTGAATGGGAAAGAGACTTAGATCCTGAAATATGCCAGATTAGAAAATCTCAAAGACCTATGAATATGGAAATTGCATTTGCTGCAAGAGCTGATTCAAGGTTTCCTTTATCTTTAGTAAATAGCCATAAGTTAGATATTGATGATGGAAAATATGGTTTTGAATTAATTGATTTAGACAGAGATTCTAAAGGAGACATAATAGCTAAGAGTACTAAAAAACCTCCTATTTATGAATTTCCTATAAATAAAAAAGCTACTGATAAATCAGGGACTATTGTAATATATGAAAGACCTGATGAAAATCCTGAATGGGGAACCTATTATGCATCAGTAGATCCTGTATCAGAAGGTAAGACTACATCTACAGACTCACTGTGCTCAATATATGTTTATAAAAATCCAGTGCAGGTAACTAAATATGATAATGGAAGAACAACTACTCATGTAGAAGGTGATAAAATTGTTGCTTCATGGGCAGGAAGATTTGATGATATCAATAAAACACATGAACGGTTAGAATTATTGATTGAATGGTATAATGCATGGACTCTAGTGGAGGCAAACGTATCTCTGTTTATAGTACATATGATTGCCAAAAAGAAACAAAAGTATTTAGTTCCTAAAAGTGAAATGGTCTTTTTAAAAGAACATGGTTTTAATAAAGGAACTTTTCAGGAATATGGTTGGAAAAATACAGGAACATTATTTGTAAATAATTTACTTACGTATCTTATTGAATTTATCAAAGAAACAATTCATGAAGAAACTGATGACAATGGTAATGTAACAAAAACAACTTTTGGTATTGAACGTATCCCTGATACAATGGCACTTGAGGAAATGAAACAATATGAGCATGGGTTGAATGTGGATAGATTAATTAGTTTATCTGCACTAGTAGCTTTTGTAAAATTACAAAATGCTAATAGGGGATATAAAAAACGTTTTGAAACTGAAGACAAAGAATACTTGCAAAAGTCCGATGAAATTTATAAATTAAAGGGTAGAAGTCCTTTTAAACACATGGGTAATAATAATGGTATGAAATCCCAAAAAGCTAATAGGAATCCTTTTAAAAACATAAAGTAAGATGGAAATTAAAAACGCAATGCAGTTAAAGAATGGGAAAGGTAAAAGTAATAATCAAAATTCAGGATTTAATTCTTTTACACAACCTATCCAATTTCTTAAAAGATCCGAAAAAGATAAAGATTGGGGAATGCATAATCTTGATTGGTTAGAGTGGCAAGGAATTAAACAAATTTCTGTTAATGCCAAAAGATTAATGAAAAATTATAATCTTGCAAAAGGAACTATTGACAAGAGTGATTATATTCCAGATGATGGAGTAAATGATATGTCAGAGCTAGTAGATATCCTATCTAGAGATAGTATCCAAGAACAGGATACAGCATCAGCAATGGAATTAAAATTTTATCCTATTATTCCAAATGTAATTAATGTACTTGTTGCAGAGTTTGCAAAAAGAAATACTAAAGTTGATTATAGAGCTATAGATGAATTTTCATATAATGAAATATTAGATGCTAAAAAAGGTGAAATTGAGGCTGCCCTAATGGAAGATGCTCACGCTAAATTAATGGAGAAAATGGTTGCAATGGGTATGGACCCAAATTCAGAAGAAGCGCAGCAACAATTAAATCCAGATGCCTTAAAAAAACTTCCTGAAATTGAAGAGTTTTATTCAAAGTCATATCAAACCTTAGGAGAACAATGGGCTTCTAAACAGCATCATGTTGACGCAAGTAGGTTTCATATGGATGAGCTTGAAGAGATAGCTTTTAGAGATATGCTTATTACAGATAGAGAATTTTGGCATTTTAGAATGATGGAGGAAGATTATGAAATTGAATTATGGAATCCTGTTCTTACGTTTTATCATAAATCTCCAGACGTAAGATATATATCTCAAGGTAGTTGGGTAGGAAAAATGGACATGCTTACTGTATCAGATATCATTGACAAATATGGATCAATTATGTCAGAGCCGCAAATGAAAGCTATTGAATCATTGCATCCAGTAAGAGCAGGGCGTTATATGTTAGATAATATTCAAAATGATGGTTCATATTATAATCCAGATATTGATCATAAACATAACTTAGATCCGAGCTTGCAAATGAAACGTTGGTTATCTCACAATGAAAATGCATATAATCCGGATGATATAGTATCTTGGATTATTGGACAAAGTGAGCATACAGGTATTTTACAAGATGATCAAATGCTTCGTGTTACAACAGGATATTGGAAAACACAACGTAAAATAGGACACCTAACAAGTGTAGGTGAAGGAGGTGAAGTTGTAATTGATATAGTTGATGAATCGTATAACATAGCAAATAACCCTATTTATAATACAAAATACTCAAGTAAACGTAATGCTGAGACATTAGTATTTGGAGATCATATAGAATGGCTATGGATTAATCAAACTTATGGAGGAGTTAAGATTGGACCAAATAGAATGATGTTTAGGGATATAGGTGATAAAGATGAATTTACTCCAATATATTTAGGAATTGAATCAAATGAAGTAGGTCCTTTGCGTTTTCAATTTAAAGGAGATAATTCATTATATGGATGCAAACTTCCAGTAGAAGGAAAAGTTTTTACTGAACGTAATACTAAATCTACGGCATTAGTTGATTTAATGAAACCTGCTCAAATAGGTTTTAATTTAGTTAACAATCAAATAGCAGATATCCTTATTGATGAAATAGGAA